TAAGCGTAAAAAAGAGAGTGAGTTTATAAAGGGCTATTTCTTTGGTCTAATTAATGGAATTATAAGTATACTTAAGCCTATTGTGATTATGAATGGCCATAAGTTAGCGTACCATGGAGGCGGAATACATTTAGTTGGTGGCGGACCAAGGTAAAACCCTCCTGGTGGTTCTTTGTATGGTAGTACTATAAATGTTGGGTGGTCAATGGTATAAAACCACAAACCTATCCCTACAAGGACTATTGATAAAAACACAACTGATAGGTTTCTTTTATTTGGTTTAACCCTTCCAAAATCTGGTGAGAAATAAAGAGTTAAGAGAGAAACGATTATACCAGAAACGAAAATTAGAAGTGACGAGAATTCCATGTTTTAAAAAAAAGTAGATTTGCTTAAAATATCTTATGGTGGGACCCATTGCAAAGCGTAGTTTAGACCATTTATTGTATTGTATTCCTTACCTTCAGATAGCTGAATGTAGTGCAACCCATGAGCACTATAATCTTGTGGAGTCCCTATACTGAAATACCATGCATACGGGTTATACCAATAATTAAACAAAACATTATGGAATAATGTTAAACCGGATTCAGCATAATACGGAGGTATTGACGCGGTACCACCTACACCGGTTGCTGAAGAGTAGCCAGTCATAGCATTTATATCTGATATTGGGGCTCCGTCGAACCACATTCCATCCCATCCAGTATCATTAAAAGGTGGTGAACCTGTATACGTTCCTTCTATGGCAAAAGACGGGTTTTGCCCACTAGGCTCTGAAAATCCGCCATTGTTGGTAACATTATATACACAGTTATTATGGCTATACAATGTTGGGAAATATACATTATATACCGTTACGCCTCCCTGTAAAAGTCCTATTGCCACATGTCCGTTAGCATAATTATATATTAGTGATATAACAGCTTCAGTGTTAGCAGGTAGATAAATAGTTTCCGCATAACCATAAATTTGAGTACCATAGGGTGTCCATACCTGTGCTGTTAACACATAAGTGTTTGTTTGAGTAACAAAAATTAATCCTATTTGTAGAGCAATATCCACTGTGCCAGAATAAAGTCCACCAATATATTCTGTGGCCGGCACAGTAGCCGTCAAGACGAATCCTAAATATCCATTACTTGTTTGCAGGAAAGGGGGTATAGTAAAGTTTACTGTGAAGGAGGTAAAGTTTGATGGTGAGGTACCGGAAGGATATGAACCGGGGTAGAACGCTATTACCCATGTATTTGGGCTTGTTTGTGCTGATGGTAGTATGCCTAGTGTTGGAATTAATAGTAGTGCTAGAAAGGTTAGGGAAAGTAGTTCCTTCCTCATTTGCCGGAAAAAGAAAGTGTGACTTTATAAAGGGCTTCAAAAGAGAAAGATAACGATAAGACCTAATATAATATAGCCCACTAATAGCATAGTTATTATTGCAAAAGGTAGTAGTCCAATCCACTTATACTTACTGATTTTTAGATAATCGAATAGTTTACTAAACCAGTAAACTCCGCTCAAGAGCAATAATTTCTCACCGGTTAAGGTCATCAGAACGTCTAAGAAACTTGTGTCATACCGTATGAAAAAATTGCGATCCATATAGAGCAATCCAAGATAGGATAGGACAAGCGTAACCGTGTAATCAAACAAGTTACCTATGATTATGAGGAGCCATAATTTCCTGACCTTGTCCATCAACATCACCTAACTAACGCAGATATTATGTTTTTTGCAAACATGGTCTAAAGTCGAGTCTGTGTTTCTAAACTCCTTACCGCACACCGGGCAGACCTTTGAGTGTTCCGTATAACGGATGTGTTGTTTCAGACTAACGAAAGAACTAAAGGGCATCAGACAAAGGGGGCAAACATAAGGGGATACTGCTTTACTTGTCAGTAACTTATAGAGATAACCGCTTTCGTCTAACAATTGGGGATTATGGATTAACGTCTTGACAACAGCTCTAATTATTCTTTTCTGTTCCGGCGTCAGAGAATGATAGCGTTTCAGTTCTTCTAAAGTCACGTGAATCATAATCCCCTTATGATTACTCAGGTACTTTTTACTGCCTGACTCCATTCCTATCCCCACTCCAACAGAGGTTAAAGAAGGGGCACTCAGCACACTCAGAATCTTGCTTAGACTTTCGCGGTGGTAAGATGTTTTCCTCAACTGAAATTCCGAATGCATTCGCCCTAGACTCCAAATCCGTTTCTGACCAATCACGTTTAATCTCTTCTACCCTGCCATCCGCGTGAACAATTATTAGATAGCCCGCCATAGCATTTATCATTTCGATATAATAATTCAATTGGCGTAAGTAGTTGTTCAGCCTAACGTTATCCAGCTTATCGTTATGCGTATACTTAAGCTCGTATATTGTGTTCTCTTCCTTATCGTAAATGTCCACTTTGCCCACTATCTGAAACCCTAGTGCCGTCTTTCTCTCAACCCTCTTTTCAGTCTCGAAACCATGCTTTTCTAAGATTCTTTGTAAGCGTATGTGCAACCCGGATCCTATATGCATCTTCATTGTTTCTTCTAGTTTTAGTTTTACTCTTCCCTGCCTTCTCATTAGGAAACTCCTGCGTAAGCACCTGGCTAACTCTGTGACCCAAATTGTCTTGCCGTCATTCTGTGACACTATTTCATAATTATATAATATAGTGAGTAGTCTACTCATTTCTTCCCCCTCTTATGCCTCCTGATTGCGAAAATGTTATTGAGGGTAACAAGACATTCAACAACATCTGCGACTAACAGAAAGATTTCAGTCTGGTGCTGTGTAGGTAGCATTAAACCTAGCATTAAAGCGACTGTTGCCAAATCGAATTTGTAGATTGCCAGTGTCCATTTATTCTTCATGAACAGCTTTGCTATAATATTCGCCTCATGGGCACCCACATTAACACCTAGAATCGTTGTCCAATAATCGTTGAACTGAAAGCCATAATATAACAATATATCATATAGAATTGTCATTCTCTCACCCTGAAATACATATAAAAGTATTCAAGAGTGAACGTTCCTTGTCTGTGGTCTTTTATTAAATGTTGCATCACTTCTTTTTTCTTTCTATAGATCTGCCCACATCTAATACACTGATACATAAGCATCACTCCACCCTTAGTTTATTTTTGATTGTTAACCTCACGTGATATGGTAGCTTATACGTGCTGTAAAGATAACAATATGTGAGATGTTCTATATCGGTTTGGCTATAGAAGTGCTGATTAAGTCTTCTGTATGATTTTTGGCATACAGGGCATTTAGTTAGGGTATGATTTTTTCTTGCGTGTTGCTTTACTGCAAATAAGGTAACAGAAGTAAAACCGCATACAGGGCATCTAAATAGCATAATCACTCACCTAGATACTTCTCTAACGCCTCTCTGATTATTTCACTTTTGGTTTTCTTCATTTTCACTGCAAATTCTTCTAGTTTTGCATTTAATTGGGGTGGCAGTTTAAAGGAAACAACATCCATAGATTCTGTCAGTGTTAGCTCTATAGTGTCACCCTTTCTTGTCACTTCTATCTTTCGGTAAGATCTTGAATATGATGACTTGGGCAATTTGATGTACTCAACCTTTGCTTTCATCTACCAGTCACCTACTTGACAGTATTCGAGAGCGTGTTCTATCATCTTCATCATCTCTTCCAATTCTCTCATCGACTCTGGGTCGTCACATATACATTCGCTCAACAGTTCGTCTAGTTTCTGTTTAATGTATCTTAATTCCTTACTCATTTAGTCTCACCGTCATGTGAATAAATAAATTAGCTTTGCAATCTCAAGAAGTACTTCTTTCCTTATTGCCTCCTGTGTTTCTGATTCTGAATCCTCATATACCTCATAGAGTCTCTTTATCTTTAATAGGACTTCTTTTAGTGCTGGTTTTTCTGTAAAAAAGAATTTTTTCTCTATTCTGTCATCGTCGTCTATTTCAATCTTGAGATTTAAAGACTTTCCATACGTTTTCCTTCCTTCCGTTAATAAAAAATAAATTGAACTTTGGGACACAAGAACTTCTTTTTCCTCCTGAGGTTCCATTTTCAGACCCTCTATCTATCAATCTATCAATCTAAATATATAAATTTTTCTGTCTATCAATCTAACCATAAAGATGCAGATATATAAGAGAATTCTCTTAATAATCTGTGGGGACAGAGGTGGTCGAAAGTAAAAAGATAACAAAAAAGAAGACTACATTAGCGTTTGATGAAGACGTATATCAAGTACTGAAGTTAGTATCTGTCTATCTGAACAGGGATATGACTGAGATAATAGAAGAAGCAGTAGTCGCGTGGTTAGTCCAAAATAAGGAAAAACTACCTGTTGAACTCAGGCCTAAGATAGATGAGATAGGTAAGCGGTTTTTTCCCGCGAAATGAGGTAGATAATAAAGTAAAACAATTCTTCATATCATTTTTAGCGTTTAAGGCCAGTGAACTAATAATCCCCTATACTGAATTTCTTAAAATATTAAATATATCAGATTCCAAAGATGCCAAAGAAGCATACGAGATGTTCAAAGTATTATTAGAGAGGATTGACAGATTGAAGAGAGACAGATAGACAGAAAGGTTTATATACTTAGATTGATAGATTGATAAATTGATGAGTGGAGTAGAAAAGTACATAAAAACGACTCTAAAAATAAGGGAAGATATTTTTTTGAAAACGAAACTTCTGGCATCGGCCAGGAGTAGGACTTTCTCAGACATATTAAATGAGGCACTTGAGGCCTATCTAAGAGAGCACGAGAACGAAATCAAACAAAAAATCGCAGAGGTGATGAAATGAACATAAATGAAGAATTAGTTGTAGAGGAAAGAGTAGAGGAGGAAGAAGAGGAAAGAGTTGAAGAAGATGAAGAATTAGTTGAAGATGATGAGGAAAGAGTTGAAGATGAGGTAGTACCTAGGTATTCCGCTAAAAGCCTAATAGAAGTTTTGAATGAACTACGATATTTATATCATAAAGAAAATAAGGAGTTAAAAATACTATTAATATTGTATAGATCAAACAAAGGAATTAATGCGGATAAATTTAAAGAATTATTGAGGACAAATGGGAAATATGCAAAGCGATATCTAAATAATCTTGTAAATTACGGACTAGTAGAAAGATATCGCGTAAACGGGGACATTCGAATTTACTATAAGCTAACTGAAAAAGGAAAAATTGTGGCAGAGCTAATTTTGAATTTATTTAGGGGTGAAATTTTTTGAAACTGGGTAAGCAACAACACACTTTTACCCTCAATACGAAACACTATACCCCCTATACCCCCACTAATAAAAAAAGTGTAGACACTTTGTCTACACTTTTACACTATATACCCCCTATACCCCTATACCCTTTCGTATTGAGGGTAAAGTTATGTTACTATTTACCCATTCAAAAAGTTTCAGGTAGGTGAAAAAAATGGATGATGGGCTTTTAGAAAAATTATTATCAAAGAAGAGCAAAAAAACTAGAGTCTTTAGTGTGAGGATTCCGGCGAAAATCTATTTAATTTACGAATTACTTGATCCAGATTCGGAAGATATTGTTGAACTCAGACAGTTAGTCTCAGCGTATATAGTTGCAAAGGCAATAGAAAAAGGAATAAAAATTCCAGACGAAATAAAATCTGAATTTAGAAACATAATTAGCAAAAGCACACAAAATAATAATGTAGTATTCAATATAAATATAAGTAAAAGTGAGTCAAAATCTGAGGCCAAAGCTGAGGCTAAGTTGGATTTAACAAAACTCACAGAACTACTAAATGAATTGGAACAACTACTATTAATGATAGAGAAAAATAATTGGGAAAAGAAATCAAATGCTTATGTTTTACCCCCGGCACGGATGAGAGAACTAACTGAGAAGATTAAAGAACTGAGGAGGTTGGTGAACTGATGGTTGAACCTAGGAAGATTTTACCAGATGGTACAAAATTATATGCATGGGACGATTTAGATAAAGCCATAGAGGAAGCTGAAGATGTAGACTTAACTGTGAGTGACTTAATCTTATTCTTATTATGGTGCGATAAAGATAAACCAATATTCGGTAACACAAAACTAGTTAAAGAAGCGTTTGTATTCTGGTTAGAACTCACTAGCAAAGGATACAAGATAGAGGATCCCCACTTTTATCCTTACAATTATGGTCCTTATAGTAAGTTCATAATGGCCACTGTAGAAGATCTTTACTTTGCAGGATTTATCATTATAGCTAGTGGAATGAAAAGAGGACAATATGCTTACATGTTAAGTAAGAAAGGTCTAATGGAAGCCGAAGAGCTAGTAAAGGAAAAGATTAGGCCAGAGGATATAGAATACTTCAAAAGAAGAAGAAGAGGACTAGATAGGCTTTCCCCTAGGATAAGAAGGTGAAAAATGATGACTGAAGTCTCAGAGAAAGAACTATTCTTAGACCTGGATCAAGATATAAGGGAACTGCTTAGTATTATACATAATATAAAAATAGATATTATCACTCAGAGTTACGACAAAGAGAAAGTAGAGAAAGCGATTTTCTTAAGCAACAGAATTACGGCGGAACTTTACCAGATGCTGAGGTGACCCGCCCGTGAGCGAAACTAATTCCTTTAAACTAAAATATTGGGGTGATAATCCTGAAGGTCTGCTCAAGATCAATCCTTACACTGGTAGAGAACTTGAGTTCTTAGGAAAACTGATGAAGAAGCTCAGCTTACATGTAAATTACGACTTATACATAATGCCTAGCGGTATCGGGACTTTAGACACTTCACTATTACCTAATTATTATCATGACATAAGTGATAAATACGACTTTACGATATTCACATTAGTAAACTTAAATGGAAAGAAAGTGAAATGGCCATTAGTCTACATTGATGTATCTGGCAGTAAGTACTCAGACAAAGAATCAGAGAAAAGATACGGTAAACCAGTAGATGCAATCCTTAAGACTAAGGTTGATTTGGCGTTTAAGTATAATGTAGCAGGAAGGGTATACTTTGTTCTAAGTATTGATAAAGAGGATAAGTTTAGAGTCCTTACAGCACTGCAAGTAATGAACTTGTACAAGAAAGGGATAGCAAAATTAGATAGTTTTGAGAATGGTGCTAAGACCCCTTATTTCCTAATTCCTAGAGACCAATGGAAGCCATTTAGAGAGCTAATAGTAGGAATAAAGAACTGGTACTCTACGATCTCTGAGGAATTCATGTATAGGGTGAGCGGGAAATGATTAGAAGGTCCTCCGCAGGTCCTTTTCTGGTCCTGGCCTTCTCTGGTCCTCCTCTGGTCCTTCTCAGGACCTATGGGGGACCATGGTCCATCTATGGACCTATCTGTGGACCTCCGGAGGTCCATTATAGGTCCTCCAATGGACCTCAGGACCATCAGTGGTCCATCTATGGTCCTCAGGACCTCAGGCCCAGTGGACCACCACAGGACCAACTATGGACCTCCATTCATTTTTTTTTTTTTGCAGAACTGTGGAACTGTTATCGCCTTCTTTCAACTCCACGCATGATAAGATAATTAACACTCCTTAAAAACCCCCACGTGATAATTATAAAGCGGGGAAACGAATGGGTAATAAAGTTTTCACATTTGGTGATATAAGAATTCGTGAGGTTAAGGGAAAGTATTATGTTTACTTAATAGAGAAGGATAATGAAGGTAACAGAAGGGATAATTACATTGGTAAATTAGATGAGGTGGTCAAGTTTTACACTAAAAACGCTAAAACGGGGGTTGTGGGGGCGTTACCCCCACAGGGCTCTGGCCCCTGGGACCAGGGTTCGAATCCCTGCCCGGCTACCTCCTTATCGCCCTTATCTAATAATGAATTGAATGTAGTTATCACAAATGAGCCAGAAATTACGGGTGATAAAAAGACTGAAAAATTACCGTCTAAAATGGAATTATTTGCATTTTATAACGACTGTGTAAAGAAAGTTTCACGTGAAACTTGTAAAGAATATGTAAATTATTTGCGTAAGCCATTAGACGTTAATAATAAGGCGTCAATCTTAGCGTGGAAGAAGTACTATAAGTGGAAGGGTGATATCGAAAAGTGGAAAGCGATAAAGACTAAGAAGAGCGGGGTGGATCTTAAGGTACCGTCAGTAGACCAGATTAAGCAGTGGGCTGAAAAGGTTAAGGGGTCTAGGGTTGAGCTATTGTTTAAACTGCTTTTAGAATCCGGAATTAGGTTTACTGAGGCTATCAAAGTCTTAAATGAGTATTCGGCGGAAAATGATGTTTGCGAAAATAACATATGTATATACACATTAAATTGGCAAAGGGGCTCTAAGCGTGTGTTTTATGTATTTCATATATCTAAATTAGAAAAACAAAACATAACGTATAACTACGCTAAGAAACTATTCCATGAGTTAGATATTGCACCTAAGTACATTAGGAAGTTTACCGCAACAAAAATGTTAGAACTTGGTATCCCCAGTGAGGTTGTAGACTTCTTAGAGGGTAGGACGCCCGGCAATATCTTGACAAAGCATTACCTAGACCTACTCACTTTGGCGAAAAAGTACTATCCCTTATACGCGGAATGGCTAAGACAGAACATTTAACAGACACTGACCTAACCCCCGTTTTCAACCCTAGTTTACACTGTTGTTTACATTCAAAGTTGACAGAATTTGTCTTAACTCCTGTAAAAGTTTTCTTTCCGTCTCTCTTCTTCTTTGCATATATTCCATATATATATTATTAGGAATCTGTACTTTAAATAGGTCTAACGCCTTTTTCTTCACCTGGGTAACGATTTCACCTTTGCTGTTACGCCCAAAGTCTTTGGAGTACAGTGTCGCCCTAGCTGTCATCGTCTTACGATTTACCATCGTCACCCGTATCTGATACCATCCTTTTTCCCTTAAGTAAAACGCCAGGTCTTCCGGGCTAGGCGTTGTAAAGATAACCGCACTAACTCTAGTCCTGATAAGAGCGTATATCTTGTAGAACGTTTTCATATAGTCTTCATACCATACGTACTTACTCAGCCATATGCCCGCGTCGTCAAAGATGAGTAACGGGATCCGGTAGTCGTTATCAATCGCATCTTGGATTTTACTTAACGCGTCAGGAAGTTCAAAGAAATAGGAGTTCTGAACGTATTGCCATGCGTCATCTTTAGTACTCAAGTTGTTGAGTTTCCAAAACACATCCCTAGAGACCTTGAAAGCGTATGTAGTCTTCCCGCTTCCCTGCTTTCCAAAAATCACCGCGGACACAAAGCCTACATTGTTGTATGCTGAAACGATTTTCTGAGCTAACCACAACATCTCATTCTTCTTCTGTGACATCGCTATCCCTACCCCCCTGGAGTAATTGCTTAAATAATGATTTATTCACGTTTTCTCTGACTTGACCAGAGGATACGCGTAACACTCTTAGTATATCCCTCCTGCCTTTTCCGCCCTTACTGACTAAGTAGTGTTTGAGTCTGACCGCAAACTCTGCTAATTCTGTTACTGGCTCTTCACCAAAGTATGCCGGTAACCTGGAAAACTCAAACGCTGTTAAGATAAGTGATATCTGATTCCCGCTAAGATAGAACATGGTATCACGGGGTTCCACAAGTTCTGTGATTGCCCGGTTTGTCACCGTATAGGGGTTCTCAATCTCTTTTAACTCTTTATCCTCCTCAGCCGATTCGTTATTGGCAATTGCCTCCAGTTTCTGCAGTTTCTTCTTCAGCTCTTCATTTTCTCTTCTTAACTGTTCTAACTCAGTTACCCCATTCTTCTTAGCCACTCAACTCACCCCTTTGTATTGTTTGAAGGAATCGTAAAACTAGGTGAGGTAGTAGTTGTTGTAGTAGCTAAATGAGTTGTTGTAGTATTCGTTACATGTTGACTGAGTAGATGTGCCAGATTTGCGTTAGCTATACCAAACCCGATTGCCACTCCTATTCCGACACCCATTATCACTCCTATTATTAACATAGTATAATCAACCCCGCCCCCCGCTTTCGCCAGTGCCTCAAAAAATCTTGTCTTTATGATGGAATGAATAATCTGTGGTGCATTCAGTGATTTCAGTGTCAGCTGTCTGATCTTTTCATCTATTTGTAAACTGAGGGTGTAAGGATAATCCGGCAAAACGAAATGTACTGCAACAAACTTCTTTCCGAGTAATTTCCTCTTTTCGAGTAACAGCGGTTCCCCGTTTAACACCCAACTCTTTCTCATCTTCTTCACCTCCAGCATTAGATAGCCCTGGTTTTCGACTAATTTCGCCCGGCGTAAGAACAATAACTGCAAACCATCACGGTTTTGCTGTAACATAGCGACATAATGTTCTGCAGTGAAAAGTCTACTGTTTATCCATTTCTTTGTTACTTTTACGTTAACATCTACTTTCGCTTTCTTAAACTTCTTTTTCTTCTGTGAAAGTTCCGCTTTCAGCTGTTCAAATTGAGTCTTCTTTATTTCGAATTCTCTCTTTTCGTAAACTTTGTAAAGTTTCTTGAGAGCTTTCCCGTCATTTATCTGCTTTGCTATTTCATTATATTTTTGCTTTAATTCATCTAACGATTGGGCTTTTCTTAATTCTTCTTCCCAAACAGACACGAGTTTTCCGTCAGACATACAGACACCTCAATCCTATATAAAACATAAGACTATCAATTCCCAACCCCGCGTAATAATCTACTAAAGATGGATATAAAGCAAAATGACTTACGATTAAGGCGACTACTGACGAAATGACGATATACCATCCTATGGATCTCGGGTTTGGTATTGATCTCTCTTGTCTGTGCTTTGGCTTTCTGAAGAGAAGTGAGATAGTCATAATAGTTGAATCGAAAACGAGGACTATTTCTGTGTATTTTGGCGGAATAAGAATCATTTCTAACTCCCCACCTCATTATATCCTTTCCTCCCTTAACCATTCGAAAAAGAAAGCCATATTAATGAGACAAAACGCCAAAGGCACAAATGATATGTAGAATGTCGATGCAGAAAACGTTATGTCAGTCTGATTAGACACAAACACTAGAAAGCCTATTGTCCCCATCACAAAACCCATTAGATTTAACATAAAATTCCTTACGATAATTCCCAATAACGGGACTAGAATACCTAGAATATAGATTACATCCCCTAACGCACTCATCAAAAGAGAAAAAGAGTCTGACTTTATAAAGGGCTATCTATTCTTTGTAGATTTTATACGCTATGACCGCGGGCACTACAATTAGCACTATCAAGTAGAAGAGTGGGACTAACGAGACCAGTGGGGCATTTGAAGAGCCTACATAGTTAGGATTGCTAACGAATTGCGTTTGTGTTACAGTGCCTGATACAACAGTGGTGTAACTACCAGATGTGGTTATATTATTCACAAATGATATGATGGGCTGAAACAGAACGACACCAAGTATATCGAAAATTACCAAAAAAAGAATTTGCTTTAAATTAACCTCCTCCATCCCTCAACCCTCAAATCAATCTTTGTATATCTTATACGCTACGACGGCGGGGACTATTATTAACACTAGGATGTAGAATAACGGCACTAGTTGTAAGAGTGTGGCGTTTGTGCCGGTTACGCTAGGTGTAGTACCTGACGTTAAGTTATTTACTTGGCTAACGATTACGGGTAATAGTACTATGCCTATCAAAATGAAGATGAATAGGCCTAAGATTGCTCCTATGTTAGTTGCTTCGCCCCTAGTAAGTTTGGGGTTTTTGGATGCCACTTCTACAAATTTCCTTGCTGAACTGACAATATTTCCATCCCAAGTCTGGTAGAAGATCTTGATTGCCTCCTCTATTTGGTCTTTCGTAAAGAATTTGTGCGGGTTCTTTGCAACTCTAAGTGTCTCATGTGTTATCTTTAGTTTTGACCAAACCTCCATTTTTGGTCAAATCTGGTTTCTCACTAAGCTTTTTAAACCCCCGCAGTTCTGAATTCAGAATCTGAATTTCTTTCGAGTTTTCGCGTATTTTTGCGTATAATGTCCTCCCTTCTTTGTATAACTCAATCAGTCCTTCTTCATTTAGGATCCTAAGATGGCGTAAAACTGTGGCATATGAGAGTAAGAGTGTGTGTGAGATGAGAGATGCCGACAGAATATAGTTCTCTGCAACCAGTTGAAGTATCTTCCTCCTAACGATTTTCGCCCTTATCTCATTTGCATTATACGTCATGGCCCATATCCCCGTATTAACTTCACCAATTCCCAAATCAGTATGAAGTTAACGATTAGCACAAACGCCGTTAAAAACGGCCCTACAACTGACACATTCGCTAACAGACTTATAGAAGAAGTGAAAATGCTGAAGAGATAACTGATTACACTCGAAATTACTTGAGAGATCCACACTAACCATTCAGACACATAAAGAATTGGGGCCAACCATGAGAATGAGATACTGAACAGTGTCACACCCGGAATCGTTAGTCCTGGCAAAGTCAAACCGGGAAAGTTAGCCCCTAGAATACTGAAGGGCGGGATTAGCGTAACTGGACCCCATAATGTTAGTGGACCCCATCCTACAGTCCAAACAATTGATGATGCTATTGCTTGGGCGATTGAGTAGCTTGGTTCTGGCGGAATTGAGGGAGGTGTTATACCGCTATAAGCTCCTACCATTAACGATAGAAAGATGTCAAATAACAATACGTATATGATAAGCTTAGTCCCCATTTCTATCACCTCCTAAGACTAAGCCCGCGATTAACCCAAAAATAATCGTAACACCCCAAAAAAGCGGTAAAAAATTCATGAAAGTTAGGGTGAAAGTTGATGCTATACCCACTAGAATTGCGGGTATCTTTCCCGCCATTTTGTACACCAGTCCCATCATTGCTAATGTGATGATTATTGCTATAACGGGTCCTAATCCCGTTTGTAAAGCTAAGCTAATTGCATCTGTCATTACTCATCACTCCCCATAAATTTGTCTATCATTACTTTTGCTAATAACATTGCAATTCCAAATATGAATATATAAAACAAATACCAAGGCATTAGCCCTAAATATGCTGTCATAATTAATCCCATCACCACAGCTCCACTGGCTCCCGCCTTTCCACCGAATTTCCATCCTAATAACGCTACTAACGACGTAACCACAACCCCTATGATTGTTGCCCATGGCTGTTCATTACTGAAATTGTAGAGTGAACTGTTAGGCTGGATACTCTGGGTAAACGGCTGTGTATAGTTGTAATTAAGTGTTGACACATTCACGGTAGAAGTAGTTGTTGTGGTGGGCTGAGTCACAGTGATATTTAGCAAGACGTTTTTGTTTACGCCCGCCCAGTAGATATTGATTAATTGGTAAGGTGTGTCAGTCAGTGTAATCGTAACCTGACCGAAACCACTACTGTTTGTGTGCCCTGTCGTATACTGTGTGAGTGTTGATGGATTAGTCCCAATCGATATTACGTAAGCCTGGTTTGCTGTTGCTGACTGCAATATGATCCCTGAGACAAAGAACCAGTTCAGTGTTAACTTACCGGCACCGTAATAGAACCCTAAACCGATAACGGGTGAAGTATTCGCTATATTGAGGGTGTAACCATTAATCGTCAACTGCAATCCATTATTAATAATACCAATCTGTACTGTATTCACGCTATTATTGTAAAATGATATGCCTGTGAAATTGAATGGAATGAGATAATTACTACTCTGGGTAATTAATAGTATCCCATCGCCCGCCGATAGCCAATAGCTCTTGAATTGTATCACTGATGAAGATGTTATTATAGATGCATAAGCCCACATGAATGTTGAAGTAGTCTGTGTGAATACAGATGATGAAACGTTTGCAACTGGAGTGTTATAGCTGAACTGGAAAGTAATCGTTACTTTTGTGCCGGCTACAACACTGTGGGGATATTGTGAGACAAAGATCACCGGTAAGGGCGAAACGGGGTATATGGTTATAGTCCCGGTTGCACTACCTAGAGAGAATTGCCCCAACTGAATGTTGATAATATAATAATAAGTGGTAGGGACAACTGCATTTGCTGTAATTATATACGGTAACGCCACAAAGCCGTTTGTTAGACCCTGGATATTTATAAGCACTTTAGGGGGTTGCACTAACGAATAACCGGCATTAGGAGGATACATTATTGTTGTAGTATTCGTTACGCTAATAGTTTGACCAGCCAAATATGATGATTGCGGTAGATTCACTTGCACAAGAACCGCAAATCTCGCAACAAAAACGGGGATTGTGATATTCATGTAGACAGTACTTGAGGCTGTTACAAACTGAAATTCCACAGTAACGTTAAGATACCATGTATTTACGTTAGACGCTGGGTAGACGTTTGTTAATAAGTAAATACCCTTAGTTGTCGCTGTGTAACTCACACTGCCACTTACTGGATACTGTGAATTTGAAACGCTATAATTTACAACTTTGACGATAGATACTACACTCCATGACGTTGCGTTAGTCGAAACGTTTAGCGGATTATTCGCCCCCACAAAGCCCGCTAACGCTTGAACCCCATTCCCCAAGATTACAGATGTATAACTTAGCGTTGCTGTATAAGTTTTAGACTGAAAAATCGAATATGTTATCACCACCCACTGACCATAACCATAACCCGGCCCAACATTCTGAGCGTCGATAACGTAATTACTATTTACGGTATTCAGTGAGAGAGGGTAAAATTGATTATTGATAACTTGACCCGGTATTATTGAAAAAGTCTTCAAAGTACCGTTATAGTAATAAACGTAAAGTTGGTTTGAAGCGGGTAAGTACCAGAACCCTAAACCTATTTGTTGCCCAACACTAATTGAGCCCACAGACACGTTTAGCTGTTTCACACCATCAAAGTATACGAATAATCTATATGTTGGGAAGCTTCCTTTTTCCATATAAACCACAATCCCATCAGAGGCGTAAGGTGATGCGGGGGCATAGCTACCCGTAAACCCTGAAGGGAAATTTACACCATAGCCTATGGCGATTGAACCGTAGGATCCCGTATTGCTTGAGGACGCCAATAACCATGTGACGTTTAGTGCGATTTGTGATGATGAAAGAGAAAGAGATACGTTATTATTAATGTACTCTTGATTCGGCAAAACTTGGAGGTAGTATTTGTTATAAACGCTTATATAAGTTGGGTTAAGCCAAGGTGCGGTGGAAAGTGTTGAACCATTATATTTAGAAGAAAAAGTAGAGGAACCAACTTGAATTGTCTTAGAGTATGAGAAGAAAGGCCCGGTAAAACCGCCTCCACCATCAAAATAAGGATGAGGGCCGGTTACAATACCGTTTGCAATTATAGGTAATAGTAGTAGTGTTAGAAGAAGTAAAGATAGACCCCACTTCAT